GAACACCAACGATTTCGTTTGCAATAACAGTTGGCATAACACGACGGATAACAGGTAGGATAACACGGTTAAGTGTTGCTACGTTACCAGCTGCAGTTGCGCCAGCACTTGCGCTTTCAGCAAGATACTTCTTAGTATTTTCGAGCACCATGCTCATTGTTGTACGACGATTACCGCTTAGACCTTCCAACAGGGCTGTCTTGGTTTCGTCCCAACGGCTTTCAATTAATTCTTGTGACATAGGGTCTTCTCCAAATTTGTATTATCACTTTAGACCAGCAAGACGCTTCATTTCAATGATGTTTGAATTGTCTTTCTGTTCTGTTTTTACAGCACGATCACCTGTAACTTCTTTCTTGCTTTCAACAATAGTTTGCTTTGTAGCTTCTATCTTTGGAGCATTGCCTTCCATTACTGGGTTTAAGTACTTTTTGTATGCTGCGTCTAGTTTATCTGTTGGGACTGATTCCAGCAGTTGTGACATCACAGCGGCTTTGTCTTTGCCAAGCGGACTTAGCAATTCGTTGAGTTTACCGTTACGAGCAATTGATTCATTGATTCTACGGATTTCTACTTCTTTTGCCTTAACTTCAGTCATTGCACGTGCCTCTGCATCACGAGCTTCACTGATTTGTGCTGCCATAGCAGCAATTTTACCAGTAAGTTTCTTGATATCAGCACGTTCGTTAAGGTAGCTTGCGCCAAACTCAGTTGAAAAGGCTTCAAATATCTTGCGACCGAAGTTGTTTTCCTTTGCTTCCTGAATATCTGTTTTGAGTTGGTTTAATTCTGTACGTAGATGATTTGTAACTGTGCCTTCTACAAGTGCGCTTGCTTTTTTCACGAAACTATCACGTAGCGTTTCTAGTTTCTTACGACCTTCGGTAACAACTGCAACCTTAGTACGAGCAAGATCGTTCTTGTCTTGTGCAAACTCAGCAATTTCATTTTGTAGGTTTTCAGCAACAAATGCTTCTAACTTTGAAATTGTTCTATGCATATTAGCACGATCACTACGAAGTTCAGCAACTTCACTAGCAAGTGATTCACTAAGATAAGAATCAAAATTCTTAGCTTTTTGCATCATTTGCTTTGTGAATTTTACACGGTCTTCGCTAACCATTTCACGTTCAGTGCGAATTTTTGACAATTCGTCTGTAAGTGATTCGTTAACCATCTTGTCCAGAGCCTCAACCATATTAGCACGGTCGTGTTCATAACGACTAGCCATTTCCTCACGAATTTCATCACGAATCTGACCACGTGCTTCTTCAAGTTTCACATTCCATGCTTCTTCAAGTTGCTTGCGTGTATCTTCGTTCAAAAGTCCGCTTTCTAGTAATGGTTTTAGAGCTTCGAACATTAATTTCTCCTGAACTTATATTTTTAATTCAGTAATAATTCTTGCAATTTCTTGCTTTAAATATTTCTGAACTCGTTGATCTTGATTTAAATCTTTAGCCATTTCCAAGATACGATGACCACCATTCATATTCATTAGTCCTTCATAGACTGCTGTTGGATATGCATTTGGTGCACTTGGCTGTGCTACTATATCTACAGTAACGATATCAAAATCGCTTACTGCGCCGTCGTTTTCGTTTACATTACCACTGCCACGACTGCTTACTCCTAGTTTAACACCACTTTGTAACATGGTGCAAACTAAATTGCCCATGGGTGTAGGCAAAATCTTCAACTTACCATAACCGTTTGGTCCATCTAACCACATTTGTGTAATCATATGACTAACACGATCTAGGTTGATGCGTAGGTTTGTTGGATGATCTACTTCACCCAATACACTATAACCTGTGCTAATTTGCTTATTAAGTGTTTCAATAGCACGACCAATTTCACTAACTGGATAAACACGACTGTTTGCGTTCTTAACACCGCCTTGTATGCAAATACCTTTCATATAAAGGTTTTTGCCTTCATCAGTAGTAGTTTCCATTTTTGCTTGGTCATAACTTAGATTTTCAATAAGCAAATTATTCATTGGTATTCCTATTAACGTGGTAGAACATCACGCTTGTTTACGTTTACACCACCACCAGTTGCAAAGCGACCATCACCGCTAGTTACTGGCTTCTTAGCATTGCTGAAACCTTTCTTGCCAGCATCCATACCTGGTGCATTCATGAACTTATCAGCATTTGGCATTTTTGTTTCACCCTTGCTGTATTCATTCTTTGGACCGCTATATTGCTTGTCGTCTGGATTCATCATAGTGCTTTTTTGTGCAATGTTCTTTGCTGTGCCACCCATGTCGTTCTTGCTAGCAACAACACTCATTGGATTTGTTTCACCAGTCTTTACCCAATCACCTGTGCCTGCTCCTACTACTTGACCATTTGGCTTTGCGCCAAACTCGCCTTTGTATGGTTCGCCAATCTTTTCTACATATTCACGAACTACACCTTCTTCAGCATGATCTTGGTGTTCTGGTTCATTCTTTTCTTGTGCCATTAGCTTTTCAAACTCTGCTTTAAGGTCTTCAAGCGCATCTTCTAGATCCATAACACGATCTTCAACATCGTCATCTTCATCAGCTTCGTCGCCCATGTCCATGTCGTCACTGTTCATGTTCATATCATTGTCATCACCATCCATGCCATCATGATCTGCTTCAATGTCATGCATCATGTCATCTGTTTGATCCATGCTCATATCATCGGCTTCGTCCATGTCATTATACATATTTTCGTCCATATCATGGTCCATGTTTTCATCCATATCATGATCCATGTTTTCGTCCATATCATCATCCATTTCTTCTGCAACGATTTGGTTATAGATATCACGGCTCTTTGCTACAACAAGGTTATGGAAAAGTTCTCTAGCCTTGTCTTGTTCATCATTAATGATGTATTCAATAAGTTGTTCGTACTGACTACGCATATAAAAAACTCCTGTGGAATTATATCCTGTGTTATTATTTAAAATGTTGATTTAAATAGTGCCTCAAATGGCACTATTTTAAAGTTTTTTGAAATATTTGTGACTTATAGACCTGGTTGTCCACCTGCTGGCGCACCATATTGTTGTCGCACTCGCTGTATTTTTTCTACATATTCAACTGTGCGTTGGTCATTCATCTTGCGCAGTTGATTGATTTGAGCAAGTGTTAGTCGTGTTTTACGCAAATCATGAATCTTATCTACGCTGTTATCACGTGATAAATCTTGGTATGCACCATTATCTGCATTAAACATTTCACTTAAAAACATAGTTGCTCCACAATTTATTTAGGTTTATCCACCAGCTAATGGCGCACCAGCAGTAGCACCGCCTGCGGCACCGCCGCCTGCGCCACCTGTTGGACTTGGGATACCGCCAGCACCTACTTCACCGCCAATAGGTGGTATACCTGGTGCACCTAGACCGCCAGCTTGTTCGCCAGCTTGTATATCACTTACTGTTTCTAAATCTGTGCTAATTGCGCCTGGTGTTACACCAACAGTGCGCAAATCAGATCCTGCAATAGCAGATGTTGGTTTTTCAGTGCCACGTTCTTCATGCCACATCTTATCATTTTCAGCAAGTTCTACATCACTTAGACCTAGATATTTCTTTAACATAAAACGCCTGCTCAAATAATCTGTTTGATTAATCTGTGTAAATGCAGTAATACGACCAGCATTTAACTCTAATTCACGATAAGATGCAAAGTTTTGCGGTTCAGTAAATCCAATTTCAAACAAACTATTGTCTAGATTAAAGCCACGATGTTTTAGGAACATCTTAAACTCTGTATCAAACTTAGGACTTATATAACGTTGTAATCGCTTGCAATATTCATTAAAACGATATTCTTGTATCAGTGCCGTAGTTACTTTACCATCAGTAAATGCACGGTCACTGTCTTCTGGACCAGTTGGTAGATAGCTACTTGGAATACGAAGACTACGATACATTTTGTTTTGGAAATAACGTAGATCGTCAATCTCACCTAGATTTTGACCACCTTGTAGTGTAGTAACATCACTACCACGACCTTCTGCTGTTGTTGGAAAGAAGAAGTCTTCGTTCATGCTCATAGGATTATAACTTGCATCTAATAAGTTTGAACCACCACCAGTTTGTGTTGGTATACGGCGTTGGTTAATTTCGTTCTTTACACGTTCAACAAACTGCATAGCAAGATGTGCTGGCATATTACCCACATCAATTTTGAAAACACGACGTTCTGGTGCACGACTAATGCGATAAATTAAAATAGCATCTTCTAGCAGTTCTTTTTGTTTATAAACCTTGAAAATTGCTTCAAATATACTAACACCAAATGGCCAGTTTACGTCTAAGCCTTCTGTTAAACTCAGATGCACAATATGTTCAGCACCAACTGGAAACTCATTGTTACCAGCACCAAAACGTGTATTAGGTGAAAAAAGTTCACCACCAGCAGTATAAGTTCTGCTACCACCCATATAAGGTGCAAAAGCATAAGTGTCATTTGGACCAGGTGGACGTGTAATAGTAGAGTTCTGCAAGTTAGGATTTAGATCACGTATATAATAGATTTCAGGTTCTTTGCCCTTACTTTCATTAACAATAACTTTGCTAACACGATTCATTTCAGTCCAATACCACTTGTAGGTTTCTGGATCACGCACAAATACTTGGTCACCATATTTTAGTGTATTTCGAAAAATCTTAAAAATACGTTGTTCAAAGTCTTGTAGTTTACACCAAGCCTTTAGCTGTTCTTTAAGAATCATTACTTCGTTTTCAGTAGCTTCTTCATTAAAGTGTATATTAAAAGGTGTATGCGTTTCTTCACTGCGTTGTGTGCAGAACTCACTTAGGATATCAAGTGCACTGTTGGCTTCACTATCTAAATCCATATTCTCATATTGTGTATAACGGTCGATACGATTTGGGTGACCACTATACACATCTGGTAACATAGATTGATAATTGCGATATGCAGCGTTAGCTTGTGAACCCAGATAATTGTAACTGCTATAATCTGTTACGCTGCCATTTACAGGGCTATATGCACCATCACTTACAATACGCCAGTGTTTTTTCCAACCCATGTATAAAATCCTTGTAGAATATTTATGGATATATGCGGTGTTTTAATTATTATGCTACACGTGCAGCGGTTGTTTCAGTATGACCACTTATACTACCCAATAATTCTATCATACTATCAAACTTTGAATTAATTTCTGCAAGTAAATCTGTGCTTTCATTTCTAGTATTCATTGCCATAGGCAATTGTTCTTTAACAGTCTGTGCTGATTTAGCAGCATCCATTAACATATCTGTTAGATTTTCTGGTAAGACAGCTTCTGTGCCATGAAGTTTGGCAAGATAACCAGTAGTTGGACCACTTAATATACCACCCAATGCTTGACCACTACCAAAACGTTGAAGATGTATACCTGGATGAGACGTTAAAAAATCAATTACTCTTTGATCAGATGGATTTTCACGAATATAGTCTACTACATCTGGCGGACTGGTTCCAACACCTAAACTTCTACCTAATTCT